GACCCAAAAGACCCGTTATCCGTCTTTACAGTGTTACCTGTACAAAACGTAATTTCGTGTCCATTGAATACACCATCAGCTGTGATAGATGACGCACCAGGTTGAATCTTCAACTGGTGCGGCGGTTTATCATTAACAGGCTTCGACCATCCAAATGACGAAAACACGTTGGCTAGAGCGCCAGCGATCGGAGACACAGCAGAAGCTATGTTACCAATCACAGGTATTCCAGACAACATATTCGCAACACCAGAGACGGCTGAAGCTGTCTGAGACAAAACTCCTGAAGTCAGGAACTTTGAAGCCTCGGACAAACCTTGCGTATGGATTTCGGGGGTTATACGATTAACTCTCATTCGAAGTAAAGCCAATTCCTCCATCATATTTGCTTTTTCCTCCCTTTCACGTCTCTCATTCTGTAATGCTACAAGTTCATCAGACAGAAGCATACCAGTTGGATATTCAATTGAAATATCAACAAATCTGGCATACATCTGATAACTGACAACACCTCCGGCACTTGGAGTCAAACGAGATAGTACCAAAGTACCATTTCGACCGATCCCAGTTACGAGATTTCGATGTGTGTACGGGGAGATCCAAGGCAGCTTGATAGCTGAATTTTGATTCTTCGTAATGTTAATTGTGATATGCGGACACTGTGATAGTTGTAAAACATGTTGGGTCCTGAGACTCAACTGATCAGCATTAATATCTGGGAAATACGACAATCGTAATCCACCCAATTGGGCGGGCTGTGCTGTAATTACAAAAGTAACTTCAACACTTGCACGAAAGTTCATAAAACCTGAGATCTTATTGCGAATCTGCTTCAAACCTAGCATAGCGTCCGGAAATTGTAGAGAATTCAAGATATCACCTGGAGCTCCACCTTCTGGTATTGTTCCATCTGCTATCTTGTAAACTCGTTCTAAAAAGTCGATTATATTATGTCCTCGGCCTTCAACAGCTGTCGATTTGAGTTCTTCGGCCAATTCCGACTCTCCCGGAAGAGTTTGCTCCTGTGCAGGGGCAACTTCCTGGAATGTCAAAATTTGTTTTGGCAAAAGATCCATTTCTTCAGACGTATTGGCAGCCAAGGACGCACCGCCACCACTACTTGGTGCGGCCATCATTCT